GCCATAAAACAAAGTATTGTATTTTAAGTTGTTCGAGTTAGCCGGAAATTCAGTGACGCCAATCTCAGCCGTTGCTTTACACATGATTTCTTGAACTGTCATTTTCTACCTTCTTTTCCAAATCATCTAGTCTGTGGTTTGCCTCTTTTATTCTCTCCTCCTGCAGCTCAGCGCGCTCCTCAAGCCGGTATGTGCGCTCAATAACGCTGTTATGCTTGTCCTGCTTTTTTTCCAGTTCTTCCAGCCTGTACGCTATAAGGGCAGAGCTTTTTTGGTTGCTAAAATACGTTGCAATCATGTTTCCAAGTAATGCTAGAATTGCCACCACTATACTATCCGCCATGATTTTTCACCTCCTTTTGCTGTCGTCACCATGTCAAATCACCTTTCCGGCGCTGCGGATTCTCAAATCCGCCCCAACCACCGTTACAGTCCTGTCATCAGCGAAATTTCTAAGGATAAGCTTATAATAGCTAAATTTTTTAGCCTTCAAATGCACCTTTTCCGCCGACGGTACCTTGTTCTCGCCATCCACTTTGGCAGAATATACCGCAAACTCCCTTTTTCTGTCAGTTTCTGCTGTGATTTCCAAAAAGCCTCCTGTTTCCGGCTTCATGCTGAGCCAAAGGTTAGCAGAATATTTGCGCCTGAAATCATTTCCAAAATCCATTGCACCACTTTCCCAGTAAGCGTCAATCTTTTCACCGTTGTCAGAAAGGTAATCTCTGGAAAAGTGCCTTAAATGTCCGTCAGAGGTGCCATAATACACCTCATCCTTATAATTTATCATGGATTTTGCATCAAAATCCGTATAAATGTACCACACATCCGCTTCGGTATTGTTCACCAGCGCTCTGCCGTTTTCTCCTATAATGTAGTATTCATGGGTAATTTTGTCATAAAATGTCCTTGCCTTCGTAAGGTCAAAGCTCCTAATCGTCTCATCGACACGCTGAGAAATTCGTTGTGCGTTACGTTCATCCCCTGTAATGTTACCGGAAGAACTTGTACTTCTCCACTCAATCACGCTTCTGCCGTCGAGAGTTCTAGGCCTATTTTCCACCAGTCTCGCCTCGCCATAGGCGCAGGAGCCAACATCACGATTTACCGGTGTAACGTAAAAACCTGCGGTAACGGTGCCGTCAGTCAGCGTTATGGCATCATAGTAAATGCTCCATGCGCTGTCCATTTTGAAGCACAAAAGTCTGTTATAATGCCTAATCATGGCGGTTATCGGCGTATTTTTGTCACCTACAGCGCACTCATTTAAATCAGGAAAATAGTCGGCTCTCGGGTTTCCGTCATAGTCAAGTCCCGAGTAAAATGCCTTGTTAGAGCCATCTCCGTAAATAAAAACTCTTGTATCCTGACTACCGTTAAACAGCTCCGAGTAACGCATTGCTGTCACCTGATTTCTGTAATTTACAGGGTGTGTCCATGCAATTTCAATGGTGTTCACTCCACGCTCCGGAACATCTGTAAAAGTCACCGTTCCGGCAGTCAGGTCAACCACATATCCGCCTAAAAGCTTGCCTGTTACAAGGTCTTTCACCCAGTCAATGGAACTAATACCGCTTTCAGGAAGTTTAAAACTGCTGCTTTCACCATCAGGTGACACCCAGCACCGTCTAAAACCGTTAAGCTTGTTGACTTGCTCAAGCGTTGTTCCGCCACCATCGGGTGTAACGGAAACGGTAACAAGGGGTCTGTAGCCAATAACATCCGTCATCACCGTTCCATCCCAGACCTTGTACTCTGCACCGTTTAAAATGTAGAGCTTTTCATCAAAACCGAAAAGATGCACACTTCCCGACGTGTCAATGGCACCGCAGGATGATTTTTCCCAGCCGCTTTCTGTTTTTGTAAGCTCCCAAAGATGTCCGTTTCCGGCGCCGCAGAGTACCTCACGTCCGTTAACATAACCACTCCAAAGTTCCTTAACTACAGTGTCTGAATATGGATTTTTACTGGAATTTATATCTTTAAAATTCCAATTAAAACTTCTCTCCTTAATCTCCGTAACGGTTATGTACATCGCCCATACTCTGTCAGACGTGCCGCCCACATCAATGTACCACTCCTTGTCCTCATTCATGGCTACTTTGCCGAATCTGCCGGATGCGTTGTAATAAGATAAGAAATAATCCTCTGTTGGTTTTTCACCGTTGGTGGCAAATTTTGAAACAGGGTTTCCTTTCTCATCCACAACCATGTACTTTGAGCCGTCAAAAGCCTCAATATTTTGTAAACTTACCACATTACTGCCACTAAATTCCCAACTTTCACCGTTCCAAAGTACATCATCGTAAACACAAAACCACGCCCATTTTATATTGTCGCCGCCGGTGTACTCGCTATCACCCAGGAATCCATAGTCTCGGCTTTCAACCACCTGTCTTTCGTTAATTTGCAAACCCCGAAATTCCCTATAGCTGCCATCACTTATGCTGTAGTAACCTATGTAGTCGTTAGCGTTGTCAGCTGTGACATTTACGCTGTCCCCTTCTGGTAAAATGCTTCCAGTGTTGTCAGTGGTAACTCTCGGATAAACAGTAAAACTTTTGGTACTTTTGCCGAACTCAGTTTCAGTAACGGTATCGTCAGAAATCTCGATGTTGTAGTTCTGTGTCAGCTCTGCTACATTGAGACTTCCGCCACGCTTTTGAAGTGCGCCGCCGGATGTAACCTTAAAGTTTCGCATTACAGCCGCTTCTCCCGATTTCAGCGTTCCGTCACCCTCTGTCGCTTCGTTTACGCCAAGCCACTTTTTAATTGTAAAAACATTTTCACCTGAATTTGTTTTTATTTTCGCCATTTATCACCATCTCCCGAAACATCCATACTCAATTCCGCCGTAAATTTCCTCGATAGTGCCCATATCCACCTGGGAAAATTCAAAAAATCTGTCACGAAGCTCCTCATATCTCTCCTGGAAAAACTCCGCCATAGCTGGGTTTTCATCAACAAGTAAGTTTGCCGCCAGACCATAGGGCAAAATGGAAAGTGCGTACCTATCATCAACGCCAATTAGTACGTCATCCATATCCTCAACAGGGAAAATCATACCCTTTTCACCGGAAAAAATCTTTTTTTCCGCCAATAGTGTTTCCAGAATTGCAGGCACTCGACGTAAATACTCCTCTGAGTACTCTCCTGTTGGCTCGCCGTTTTCGTCAAGCTCATCCATGAGAGCCATTGATGCTGTAAAAACCTCGTTTGCAGTTGTCATTTATATCTCACTCCTTTTAATTTTAAGGGAGCCTTGGAGCGTGACCCCAAGGCTCTTTTTTTATTAATTAGCTGTACTATACGCCACAAGAATGCCGTCCTTCATGGAGTCCAGCACGAAGCAATCGTGGAGGAATCTGCCCTGAACGATGGCGCCATCGATGTCCTTATCCTGCTCAATAACACGATAAGTCTCAATCTTTTTAGGCGCGCAGGCGCAGTTTCTCTTGACAATCATAAACACAACACCATCCGGGAGATAGTCGTCAGGAACAATTCTCACCTGCATACCGTCAATAGTTCCGCAAACGCCGTTTACAATGCTTTCCTCAGCAAGTCTGTCAGCTCCCAGCACCTGGTCGCTGAGCTTTAGCTTCAATGCTTCGGATTCACCCATGAACAGAACTCTGCCCTTCTTCGGTACCTTTTTGTTGTTCATTTCAGCTCCTGCGGTGAAGATTGTCTCAATCGCATTAGCTTTTGTAATGCTCACGCCGTACTTCTTGATACCTGCACCGTCGCAAAGCTTTTTAAGGCGATATTTGTCAACATAGGGAATAATTACCTCGTCAGTTGTGCGCTTTAGAATGGTGCTGGCGGACTTTATCATGAGCTGGGATGTGTTGTTTCCCTTATCAATGGAGCCGTTGAAGCTCTTGTCATCGCCAACGGTCATTTCCTGCATGGTGTCGCCCACCTCAGTTAGCTCTCCGAAGCGACTGCCGGACATTTTTGTCTTGTCGTAGTCCTGAAGCGGAAGGTTGTCAACGGAATATACCTGTACCGTCGCCACGCCCGTCCACTTGTAGCGGTCGGAAAAAAGTCCTTCGGTCATGCTCTCCAGCTTGAATCTCTCCACCACCTTGTCCGATGCCTTTTTTGCCAAATTAATTGCCATAGTTTTTCCATCCTTTCAAAAAAATAAAATTATTATTTGTAGAAGAAAAACAAAAAGAGCCACGGAAGTAAAAAACTTCCGTGGCTCCGAGGCTCTAAAATTTATTCTGTCCCAATTTTCAATTATTTCGCTGAACGATAATTTTCTCGCCCTGCTTATCTCCTACACCCTGATAATACCACACCTTGATGTAAAATGCAAGAGGAATATCTAAATTTTTTTAGATTATTTTTTCGTGTGCATATTAAAAGTGTAATTATTTGAGTAAAATGGTATTTTTTAGGCGTATAATTTATATGAATGTGACAGCTTTTCTTCTTAATTACTTGCTTACGACAAAGTTCTTCAGTTCCATTCCCTTGGAATAGCTCTCAGCATCATCGAAGCAGGAACATTTTGCGCAAACCTTTATGATTCTAAGAGCGCACTGCTGGAGCATTGCCTTTGTGATGGCACCGGTTTCGACGCCATTTGCAACCTGTTCCACCAACTCAGGACTTCCAGGCATCTGTAAATCGTTTCCGGTACGGATGCACTCGGTAGCAGATGATGACGGAGAATACTTGCTCTCACCATCCATAAAGGCGTCCATTACACCATCATCGCTGGTGTACCAGTCGGTCATGACGTAGCCTTCAAAACCGCACTCTTCCCTGGCAAAAGATGTAATTGTATCGTAGCAGTTTGCAGCATGGACACCGTTTATAAGGTTGTAAGACGTCATAATTGTCATTGGCTGGCTGCCCATAATGGCAACGCTGAAGTTGCGGAGGTAAATCTCACGAAGGGCGCGCTCTTTAATGTGGGCATTTACACCAAATCTGTATTCCTCCTGGTTATTCAGGCAGAAATGCTTGATGCTTGTACCGATTCCAGGATGTTTTTGAACACCTCTGACATCGGCTGTAGCACAGAGACCGGAGAGCAGCGGATCCTCGGAGTAATACTCAAAGTTACGTCCGCAAAGTGGATTTCTGTGGATGTTCATGCCAGGTGCAAGCCATGTGTGAACGCCGAACTGGGAAAGTTCAGCACCTACAAGGTCGCCA